ATTGTGTTGCATTTGTTTCTCCATATCGTGCTGCAACAGTTGGTATCACAAACTCAACTACACAAACAGAAAATGTAGTTGAAGCATTTGAACTATGTCCTTCATCTTCTTATGTGGTGTTTGACAGTGGTTACAAATATATGTACGACAAATATAATGATTTGTATCGTTATATTCCATTAAATGGTGACATTGCTGGTCTGTGTGCAAATACAGATGGTGTTGCTGATCCTTGGTTCTCTCCTGCTGGTTACAATCGTGGAAATGTAAGAGGTGCAATTGCTCTTTCTTACAATCCTACAGGTGGAGAAAGAGATCAACTATATCGTGCAAGAATTAATCCAGTGGTTAACTTTCCAGGCCAAGGTGTGGTTCTGTTTGGTGATAAAACTGCTCTATCTAAACCAAGTGCATTTGATCGTATCAATGTTCGTAGATTGTTCTTGGTACTTGAAAAAGCAATTGCAACTGCTGCTAAGTTTCAACTCTTTGAATTTAACGATGAGTTTACACGGGCCCAGTTCCGTAACTTGGTAGAACCTTTCTTGAGAGATGTTCAAGGTCGAAGAGGTATTACAGACTTTAAGGTAGTCGCAGACGGTACAAATAATACCGGCGAAGTTATTGACCGAAACGAGTTTATTGGAGATATTTACATTAAACCAGCTCGTTCAATTAACTTTATTACCCTAAACTTTATCGCAACTCGAACAGGGGTTGCGTTTAGTGAGGTAGGAGGTTAATCATGGCACAGATAGATGACTTCAAAGCTAACTTAATCGGTGGTGGTGCTCGTGCTAACCAATACAGAGTAACGATTACTCCACCGCCTGGCATTGCAATTGGACTAGATGTTCGTAGAGCATCATTTCTTGTAACTGCTTCTAATTTGCCTGCGTCAAATCTTGCAGCAATACCTGTACCATTTCGTGGAAGAAACATTTATGTATCTGGTGATCGTCCAGCTCCTGAGCCTTGGTCAGTTACATTCATGAATGATACAGACTTCATGATACGAAATGCAATGGAAAGATGGCAAAACGGTATTAATGACTATGCTGAAAATACAGGAGTTATTTCTCCTGCTGATTATCAGACAGACTTGACTGTTGAACAATTGGATCGTGATGATACTGTTTTAAAGAGTTATATCTTTAGATCAGCATATCCTCTAACAATTGAAGCAATCGAATTGTCCAATGAAGAAGCAACAGCAATTGAAACCTTCGTGGTAACTTGGCAGTATCAACACTTTGAGCCTAGTGGCGTAAGCTTCTAATTTAAACCTACTAAATAGAACGAGTAGGAGATATTATGGCTGAACTTTTCGGGTTTCGTATAGAAAGACCAAAGAAGTCGGAGGGAAGTGTACCATCATTCACTTCCCCCACTTCTGATGATGGCACTATTGACATTGCCGGTGGTGGTTTCTTTGGACAAATTTTAGATCAAGATGGTAGAGAACGTACCGAAATAGATTTAATTCGTAGGTATCGTGATATTGCACAACAACCAGAGTGTGATACTGCAATAGAAGATATCGTAAACGAAGGAGTTATTTCTAATGAGGACGATGTACCAGTACAGATTACTTTAGATAGATTACCTTTTCCAGAAAAAATTAAACGTAAAATTAGAATAGAATTTATGGAAGTTTTAAGGTTACTTCATTTTGAGGCTAAAGGTCATGACGTTTTCAGACGTTGGTATATTGACGGCAGAGTATTCTTTCACAAAATTATAGATACAAAAAATCCTAAGCAGGGTATCATTGAACTTAGGTATATTGATCCAACTAAGATTAGAAAAGTACGACAACTTAAAAAGAAACAAGAAGTTAAATCTAGTGTAGAGGTAACAGAAAAGATTGAAGACTATTTTCTTTATAATGAAAGAGGACTTAATTCTGCTGGTTTAAGTGGTCAAGGATCAGGTATAAAAATTGCTGCTGATGCTGTTGCATATTGTCCCTCTGGAGTTATTGATGGTAATACTGGTAGAGTTTTATCCTATCTACATAAAGCAATCAAACCTGTCAACCAGTTACGTATGATTGAAGATGCGTTAGTTATCTATCGCATATCACGAGCACCAGAACGTAGGATATTCTATATTGATGTTGGTAATCTACCGAAAATAAAGGCAGAGCAATATCTTAAAGACGTTATGAACCGCTATCGTAACAAGTTAGTGTATGATGCGAGTACTGGTGAAATACGTGACGATAGAAATCATATGAGTATGTTAGAAGATTTTTGGCTTCCACGAAGAGAAGGTGGAAGAGGTACAGAGATTACCACATTGCCAGGCGGTTCTAATCTTGGTGAGATTGATGACATTGTATATTTTCAAAAGAAACTTTACAAGTCTCTTAATGTTCCTATTTCAAGAATGGATAGTGAAGCAGGATTTTCTCTTGGAAGGTCTACAGAGATTACGAGAGATGAACTTAAATTTACAAAGTTTGTTCAACGTATTCGTAAGAAGTTTACACCACTCTTTACAGACATTCTTAAAACTCAACTATTGTTGAAAGGAATTATTGCACCTGATGACTGGCCTATGATGCAAGAACATATTCAGTATGACTTTCTACAGGATGGTCATTTTTCAGAGTTAAAGGATGCAGAACTTCTAGAGAACAGAATACAATCACTAGAAAGTATACAATCTTATGTTGGAACATTCTTTAGTAAAGAATATGTCCTCAAGAAAGTTCTACGTATGAATGATGCTGAGATAGATGAGATGAGAAAACAGATTCAACGTGAAGTTGATACTGATCCAATGGATGGTGGAATTGATATACCAGATGGTGGTGATGGTATTACACGTTATCCACAAGATGGTGCTGGTGGTGTTATACCACCAAACGCAATGCCAGATTATGAAAAACCAGAAGAGGAAGGAAATTAATTATGAGTAGAGAATTTGTAGATGCAGTTGCAGACGGAAATAATATAGAAGCTGAAAAAGTTTTTTCAACTAGTATTGCTAATAAGGTTGGTAGTACACTAGAAACAAAACGTAAGGAAATTGCAAGTACTTTTGTAAAAAGTATGACGGTAAATTCAGAGGAAGAAGAAGAGTAATGAGATTTGATTCTCTGTATGAGTCTTTAGTTGAGAAAGATGAGCATAAAAAATCTAAGGAGTATAAGAGACTATCTCCGAAGATGAAGGATGCTGTTGATCAAATTTTCAAAAAAATGGATTCTAAACCTTCAGATTTCCTAAATAGTTTTGAAAAAAGTATAAAAGACGTATCAAAAAAATTTAAAGTATCGGAAAAAGAACTTTTAGGTTATTTTGAAAAAGAAATGTTATCGATTTAAGGAGTTAGAGAATGGCTTTTGCAACAAGAACATTGAGAGACACGCCTGTAAATAATCCAGGCGCTGGTGGATTTGTCACCATCTTGGTTGATATCGAAGATGATACAACGGCAAATAACGCTATTCTAGATGCGAGTGCATTAGCTGGACACGCAAACGGTGCAAAACTACATCTCAATCGTATTTGGTGGTCATTAGTACAGGGTACAGCAGATGATGACACTGGCCACGTAGAAATTATAGAAGTTGGTGCAGCCGCAAACAATTCACAAGATTCTACACAGTTTAGATGTGCTGGTACAGGACACTATGACGGCACTGCTAGTGCAATTAAATCTGCTGCGACAAATACCACTGCAACTTCTGGTGATCATGAAGCTAGTTGTTTTGGTACATCTGGTACAATTATCATAGAATTTAAGAAAGACGAAAACTATACGTCATAAGGATAGCACAATGAATACAGTAAAATTATTTTCTGAGGCAGTCGAAGAAGTAGAGTATATTACCGAAGAAAAAGAAGGTGGTGGAAAGAATTACAAGATTCGTGGTATTTTTATGCAAGCAGACATAAAGAATCGTAATGGACGAGTATATCCTATGGAAGTACTTGATGAAGAGGTAAGAAAATATAATAAAAATTTTATTGAGCAAAATCGGGCATTTGGTGAACTAGGACACCCAGACGGGCCAACGGTCAATCTGGAAAGGGTTTCACATATGATTACATCTTTAAAGCCTGACGGTAAGAATTTTATTGGTGAAGCTAAAATTATGGACACACCTATGGGTAAGATAGTTAAAAATTTAATGGATGAAGGTGCAAAACTAGGTGTTTCCTCTAGAGGTATGGGAAGTTTGAAACAAAAAGGCGGAGCCAATGTAGTCAGTGATGATTTTTATCTTGCAACAGCTGCTGATATCGTAGCAGACCCATCTGCTCCTAATGCTTTCGTAGAAGGTATTATGGAGGGAAAAGAGTGGGTTTGGAATAATGGATCACTTGTGGAAGCACACGTTGCGGATTTAAAAAAGAAATTTGATGTAAAGAAGCATCAAAGACAAGTAAATTTAGAAGCTTTAGAGTTTGCTAAATTTCTTGAAAAGTTGTAATTTATAAATAAATATTACAAAAACAAACACGTTTAAGGAGACACCCTATGTCCGAATTAGATAAAACAATTGAGGAACTTGAAGCAGAGGTTCTGGCGGAACTCGAAGAAATCGAGGAAGCTAATGGAGCCGATGCACCTAAAAAGGGTGCTCTTCCTGCTGAAGGTCAAAAGAAAGTAAAAGGTTCAACCCCCGGCGGTGAAATAGAAGATACTGGAGCTGCCGTTGTCGATCCAGAGCAAAAAGATGCTCCAGCAAAGAAACTTGCTGCAAAAGCAAAAGAAGTATCTGGTGATGCCCAACAAAAAGGCGAAGGAAGCCCAGACAAAATGAAAAAAATGAAGGAAGGTTACACAGAAGACGAAATTCGTGAACTCTGCCATTCTAAGGATCATGATTGTGCAACAGTCATTGAACATCCTGAGTTTGGTCTTGGAAAACCCATTCATGGTTCACACGCTATTCCCGATGATGAAGGATTTGTCGAGTGGTATGACGTTCAATTCAAACATGGCGTAGAAGAAAAAGTTATGGTTGAAGACGTTAAAGTCCTCGTATCTGAAGCTCATCATGAAGACATGGATATGCCTAAAACCAAAGACGCATTGATGGCTGCTATGCACAAAGGAATGAAGGGAATGAAGAAAAAAGACCTTCAAGCTGCATACGGTTCCATGATGAAGATGGGTCAGCAAGACGAAGAGACAAAACAAGAGATAAAAGCTCTTGAAGATGCGAGATTAGAAATTGAAGAGAAAATCAAATCTATCTCCATCAAAGAAGACGTTGAAGCTCTTACAGAGGGTGAAGATTTTTCTGAAGAGTTTAAGAAAAAGGCAGCAACCGTTTTTGAAGCTGCTGTTAAGTCTAAGATGCGTTCAGAAGTAGAACGTATTATAGAGGCTGTAAATAGTGAAAAAGAAGTAGAAGTTGAAACTTTCAAAGATGAACTTACTGAGAAGGTTGATACTTATCTCAACTATGTTGTAGATGAATGGACTAAAGAGAATGAGTTGGCAATCGAGCGTGGATTAAAAGGCGAAATTGCAGAAGACTTTATCTCTGGACTGAAACAGTTGTTTGAAGATCACTATATTGACGTTCCAGACGAAAAATATGACGTTCTGGAAGCACAATCAGAAAAGATTGCTGAGTTGGAAGAAAAGATAAACGAAGAAATTCAAAAGAATGTTGACATTTCTCAACAAAACTCTGGATTGGTTCGTGAGCAAGTTATTGCTGAAGTTTCCGAAGATTTAGCAGACACAGAGATTGAAAAGTTCAAGTCACTAATAGAAGATGTAGATTTTGTAGATGAAGAGTCTTTCAAAGAAAAACTCTCCACTCTCAAGGAAAGTTATTTCCCTAAAGTATCTACTTCAACTGATAGTACAGGAACTAGTTTTGATGATGAAGATGGTGGCACCGCACAGGACGTTGATACGACAGATAGTATGCGAAAGTATATGTCTGCTATCAGTCGTGATCATAAGGCGAGTGCGTAAATTATAAACGGATGTAATTAAAAAGGAGAAACAAATGTTTCAGACAGAACATCTACAAGAAAAGTGGCAGCCAGTCCTAGAACACCCCGATTTGGAAAAAATCGGTGATTCTTACAAGCGGGCTGTTACTACTCTCATCTTGGAAAACCAAGAAAAGGCTATGAGGGAAGACGCAAGTTTTCTTTCAGAAGCTGCACCAGTAAACAGTACAGGTGGACAGATTTCAAATTGGGATCCAATTTTGATCTCACTCGTTCGCCGTGCAATGCCTAACCTCATTGCGTATGACGTATGTGGTGTTCAACCAATGACAGGCCCCACGGGCTTGATCTTTGCAATGCGAGCAAAGTTTGCATCTTCTGATGGAGATGAGGCTTTGGTTGATGAAGCAAACACAGGTTTCTCTAACGATGATGCCGCTGGTGATTTGACTTCTTCTGCAATGACAGGAACCAATCCTAAACTTCTGAACGATAGTCCTGCTGGAACTTACACAAGTCCTACAGGTATGACTACTGCTCAAGGTGAAGCATTGGGTGATGCATCTGCTAACTCTTTCGCAGAGATGGCGTTCAGTATTGAGAAAACAACTGTTACCGCAGTTACACGTGCTCTTAAAGCTGAATACACAATGGAACTTGCTCAAGACCTTAAAGCAATCCACGGTTTAGATGCAGAGACAGAACTTTCCAACATTCTTTCTACGGAAATTCTTGCAGAAATTAACCGTGAAGTTGTTCGTTCCTTGTATGTAACAGCGGTTGCTGGTGCTCAAGTTAACACAACTACTTCTGGTACTTTTGACCTTGACACAGACTCTAACGGACGTTGGTCTGTTGAGAAGTTTAAAGGTTTGATGTTCCAGATCGAGCGTGATGCCAATGCGATTGGTCAACAGACTCGTAGGGGTAAAGGTAACATGATCATCTGCTCCGCTGATGTTGCTTCTGCACTTCAGATGGCTGGTGTTCTTGATTACACTCCTGCCCTCAACAACAACCTTAATGTAGACGATACATCAACCACATTCGCTGGTGTGATGAATGGTCGTTATAAGGTATATGTCGATCC